GCACCCCGAAGCTGTTTCTCAGCACGCCTGTTCCGTAAAGTACGTCTACCGTGAACTGCTGCGCCAGCGTGTTTGGCTGGTAACTCATCGTCACCCGCATCCCGAAGTTGCCCAGTTCAGCGTACTCCGCGATCGCCCCCGTCCCCGGCAACGGTCTCGGGAGTCGGCGCACTACCAGACCCATCGCGTCGCGCGCGAACGCCACGTTGTGGGTGGTCACCGGGCTCGTTCCCGTCTTATTCACGAACTGCGAGCGAAAGATGTAAAAGTCCTTCATCTTTCCAACCGCACCATCCACCAGTGCCCGCAAACCCGCCTCGCCCGCTGTATTGAATTCGCTGAACCGGGGAATCTGCCGCAGCGTCGAATACGTCGCCGGATCCACCACCAGAAACTTCGCGACGTTCGGCGGAACCTTGGCCGCAAACAGCGCTGTCTCGGCCGAGTCCACCACGGCTTCCGTGATCGCCGTCCCCCCAGTCCCCACGGCCGTGTTCGCGGTCAAGGATCCGTACAAACTCAGAAGGTCCGACTCGATCTTCTCCGCCAGCGCAACCACCGCCGGTTGCATATACAGCTTCAGGAGGTCCGGGACCGCCAGAATCTTGGTCACGTCCGGAATCAGGAAAGTTGACTCTGCATGCGTGTTCAGCACGATCTGCGCATTGTCCAAGCTCGGATTTTGGGTCAATACCGTACTGCCCTCCGTTAGGTTGTGCGCCGTCATCGCCGGCGGAATCGGCACGTTGATCGTGTCCCCCGCTTGCGCCAGCGCCGGCTCATAATCGCGATTGACCAGGTTGCCCATGACAAGGTTCCCCATCAGCGCGGGTAGCGCATCCGCTGCCACCAGCTTCACAATCGCGTTCGCTACATTACTCGATGTAATTGCACCCATTAATTCCTCCTCTTCTGACTCCTGCTTTTTAGAACCCGCGTAGCGTTTGCGACGCCACCCGCGCGATCTCCTGCCTTGCCCTGTCCATCTCTTCGGCACTCATCCCCGGCCGGATTTTGTCGATGTCCACCGCCCCCACCCCCGCACCGCTCCCCCCGCGCGTCCCGCCGGTCGCTCCCGACCCTCCAGCTAACCTAGCCGGTAGCAGTTCCGGATTCTCCCCCACGAATTTCTCAAGGAATGCTTTCATCTCTCCGGCTTCGTGCGGAATTTCGTCTTTCACCGCCTTGTATGCCAGATCGAGCTTCGCCACGCCCAGCTTTTGCAGTTCCGCCCGAATCGCCGATCCCCGCTCCGCTTCCTCCACCCGCCTTTCCAACCCTTCCCTCCGCCGGCGTTCTTCGGCCAGTTCGTCCAGTACCGCTCGAATATCCATCTCCTCAGCCATACTTAAGCCCCCTCAATTTCTGCCGCGATCCGGTCCTTTACGTCCTGCCGCGAATCACACAGGTACTTCAGTGCCAGCTTCTTGAAGACTTCTTTGGTTAGCGTCGGCGACGCGACGCCCAGCGTCAGTAGCTGCTTGGCGTCTTCCAGCTCCGTGCCGAAGTCCGCGATATCAAACTCGTCCATGCCTGTGACGCTCACCTCCAGCCCATCTTCGCGAGCCGCCACCGTCGCCCGGAGAACTCGCCGGATCTGCTCCTTGATCGCGTCCCCGTATCCGCGCAGTACCTCCTGCGTAATGGAGAAATCCATCTGCTTGCTGAGCGCGCTCTGGCTGTGCGCCGAGCCGCTATCCTCTACGCCGGCCTGGCTGAGATAACACACCCTGTAAATCTCTTCCCGCAGCCGCACCAGGTTGTCCGCCGCGATCTGGTAAACCTTTCCTTCCGGCTCCGTCCAGCCGAACCTGTCCTGCGGACCCAGCTGGATGTAATAGCTCTCTCCCACCATCTGGCTCCACTCACGATCCGAATACACCACGGGCATCGCGAAAAGCCCCATCGTCAGCGCCCAGCTCAGTGCGTTCGATTTATTGAAGTGCTCCAGTTGTAGCGAACCCGCCCGGTTGAGCATCCACAGCCCTTCGGGAATCCGCAGCGCAAACAGCGGCGTTTGCCCGAGCTTCGCCAGCGCGTGGTTTCCCTGGTCGATGACTCCGTCTTCACCATAAATTCGATAAGTCCGCTTGTCGTAATACGACCACTTGGTCTCCGTCCGCCACTCCGGATCCTCCACCCGATCCTTCTTGATCTGCTTAGTCCGGATCACCACCCACTCGAAGTTCCCGTAATCGTCTAAGCTCCAGTTGATGACGTCGTCCGCGCCATATTCCACCAGATACGCCCGTGACGCCCCGCTTGCGTCTTCTTCCCCGCGCGTCCCCGGCCGCGTCTTCGCTCGCGGAAAATCCACCAGGACATAGCTCGTCCCCGTCACCAGGCTCTCCGTGAACTGCCGCCGGAAGAAGTCCGCCAGCGACGTGCCTCTCCGGTCGCAATCCTCAACCATCGCGCTGAAGAAAGTCCTGGAGGCGTCATCGTTGCCTTCGAACGTGATCGCCGGTTCCCGCCGGAACAACGTAGCCGCGTACCAGTCGACGATCGATCCCACGTAGTTTTCGTAGAAAATCCTGCACAGCCGCTCCGCGTATACCTCGCCGGGCTCCCTCTGCCGGGGAATCAGGTACTCCGCCGCGTTCACCCGGAACTGTTCCCCGCCCGCGTACAAATCGCGATATCTGCGCCACGCGGCCTTCTTCACCACGTACTCCGGATGCTCTTGATCAATGTCAAACGCCATCAGATCAGCCTCGTTCCTCGCTCTCCAACCTTTTCCCCCACCCGCAGCTCCTGCCACACCAAATAACCCAGCGCATCCGACAAATGCGTCCGGCGCGGATCCCTGTCCTTGTCGATCACCTGAGTGTTCTCTTTGTAAGCGACCTGCTCCAGATCCTTGATCAATTCCTTGCAGCGCGAATCAATCGTCATCTGCTGAAATGCCACATTGACCACCATCACCCGATCCCGCACCGCCGGATTCGACCGTGGAACCTTGAAATCCACCACTCCATACTCACCGCTCCGGAAGAACTTCTTCAGCACCGCCAGATCCGACATCCCCGTCGTCTGCATGTGCGCTCCCGATGCGTCCGCATACACCTTGAGCCCTGCACTGTGTTCTGGAAACCGGTTCTGAAATTCCTCACACGCCTGCTGCGTCGTCGCCCGGCTCAGTACGATCTCGTCCAGCACCACCACCCCCTCGCCCCCCACTTGCGCCACCACCGAGCACATTGGATCCACGTTGAAATCCAGCGCCCACAGCAGCGCACGCGTCCGATCAACCTTTACCTCGGCGACATTCTTCTCCCGCTCGAAGGCGTAGTACACCCGGCCCGTATGCAGATGCAGATACTCGCCCAATACTTCCTGTTGATAGAACCGCGTATCGTAGCTGCTCTTGAGCCGCTCATAGTAATCCGGCACCCGATCCAGCAGGTGCCGATTCTCGAACGCCTGCGCCGTCACTACTTCGTAACCCTCGACGCGCTCTGCCACGAACCGCTCGTAGACCCAGTCGTATCCCTTCGGCGTCCACATCGCGAATCCGCACAGCCTGGCTGCCTTTGGATCCCTCAACCGCCCTTCCAGCCGCAGCCAGGCTTCTTCTGACGTGTACGTCAGCTCGTCCAGTCCGAACCACGCCAGGTTACTCCCGCGCAACCGCTCGAACTCCTCCACCGCCCGAAACAAGATCTTCGATCTCGTCTCCTTCATCACCAGGAAATTCTCCGCACGATTGACCTCGTGCGGAATTCCGTTCTTCACCAGCGATTCGAGCAGCGCCGCCACCGTCGCATCCCGCAACATCGGATACGTCGGAGCGCCAATCAATCCCGTCCGTCCAGGATTCAAGTAACTCAGCTTGATCGCTTCCTGGCACAGCGCTTGGCTCTTGCCCGATCCGATCGGCCCCGAAAATCCCTTGAACCTCGCCCCCGATTCGTGGAACCTCTTCTGCGACGGCAGAGGGTGATACTCTATGCCTCTGATTTCGGTTCCACCCAGGTCACCGTGATGTCCCGCGGCTCTTCGTCTTCCAGTTCCTGCTGGAGTTGCACCAGCCGGATGTAATCCCCCAAGGTCGCCTTTACGTCTTCGCCCCCCAACTTTTTCTCCACGTTCTTTAGCAGCTTCGTTACTACTGCGGCCTGAGTCTTTTTTTTTTGCTCTCGCTCAGTTTGCTCACGACCGAAGTCTATCCCCACACTTCGGGCGCACCCATGCCGCACCGCGCTAAGTCGCGCTCTCGAAAGACCTTGTATTTTGTTTGAAAGTAGGACAGGCGATCTTGTTTACCCGTAAGCGGGTCGCCTGTCAATTACTGAACTGGCTCGATCTTGAGAAGTGCGCCATCGTTCTCATCCGTGAGCAAATACAGCATCCCGTCCGGCCCCTGCCGCACATCCCGGATGCGCTGGTGCAGATCAGTCAGCAGCGATTCCCGCCGCTGCTCGCCGTTCTGGTTGAACACAATCCTCTGCAAATTCCCTGTCCCCGGCAGCCGGCCCACCGTCATCGATCCGAGGAACAGATTCCCTTTCCACGCCGGGATCTTATCGCCGCTGTAGAACAAAATCCCCGACGCAGTCACCGACGGCACCCAGAACAGCTCCGGCGGCTCGAATCCCCCACGCAATGAGTCCGACGGTCCTGGCAGCCGCTTGCCGTCGTAATCGCGACCATACGTCACAAGAGGCCACCCGTAATTCTTGCCCGCCTTGATCACGTTCACTTCGTCGCCGCCCTGTGGACCGTTCTCCGTCTCCCACAGTTCATTCGTCCCCGGCTTGAATGTCAGCCCCAGCACCGTCCGATGCCCTAAGGAATAAATCTCCGGTTTCGCGCCGATTTTCCCCACGAACGGATTGTCCTTGGGAATCGTGCCGTCGTCATTCAGGCGCAAAATCTTGCCGACATCCGAGCTCAGATCCTGCGGTGCATCCGGATTCCTGCGGTGCGACGAACTGAAATACATCTTGCCATCCGGCCCAAACACCACGCGCGATCCATCGCCGCCATTGAGCGGCTGCCACGCATCCGCCACGAAGACGTCCTGGACGCCCGTAAGCGCCTTGCCATCAAATTTCCCTCTCGCCAGCGCCGTGGTCGCCCAATAGCCGTTCTTGCCATCGGGAGCTTTGCCCTTCTTGATGTAGGTGAGATACACGAACCCGTTCCTGGCGAAATCCG